GCACCAGAGGTCGTAAAACCAGCTGGCTGTGCCATCCGGGGTGGAAATAAACAATGCCCAGCCCTGTTTGTCGGCTAGCGCGGGACGAATGACCTCGAACCAGACCTCGCTAGACATAAATGCGGCTTCGTCCAGCACCACGCCAGCCAAACTGCGCCCCCGCAGGGCCATGGCGTTTTCAGTGCCCTTCAGTTCGATCGTCGAGCCGTTCACTAGCTCGATCTTTAGGTCCGTTTCGTTTTTGCTCTTGATCCACGCCTTCGGGACCAGCTTTTTCATCACCTTCCAGGCAATGTCCTTCGCCATCCGGTATGTAGGGGCCGCGTAGAAGAATGTTTCGCCCGGCCTCTCGATCGCCCCACGCAGCAATTCGATGCATGACAGGTAGCTTTTTCCAAATCTTCGCCCGGCAACAAGAACGCGGAAGCGTTTACGGCTACTAAATACTTCGCCCTGGGCATAACGGAGGTTGAGGGTTCCAGCAGCCGTGGCTGTCATTTGTATTTTTTAGGGGTACGTTCTAGGGTATTACAGGAATTGAACCCCTGCCCCCTTGTGTGACATTAGAAGAAAACGTGAATATATCAGTAGGTTCCCTGGGCTCTGCCCCCCTTTTCTTTTTTGCCGAACCCTACCCCCCGGTGGTGGCCGGGGGAGGGTCGGTGGTGCCGGGCTCAGCGCCCGTAGATCTTCAGCGCACAAGCGTCAGGGTGAGCACCACGCGCCACACAGGTCTCGTAGAGGTTGCGGCTGTGGTTGTTCATGCTGACGCCAGCGCTGATGATGCCGAACAGCAGACCGAAGGGGAGGAGGGTGCGGAGCACCATCGCCACGATGCGGTCCTGTTCGAGTGCTTGCTGGGTGGTCATGGTGGGAAGCTGTCCCGGTTTTGTACCCTGTAACAATACAACAGCAGGAGGCAGCGGCCAGGCAGGCAGCGGCCTTCTGTTGTAATACTTAACAAACGCAACGGCGACTAGGGGGAGACGTACCAGCCGCAACGGCTCACCGGAGGTAGTGGTTCGGGTGTACTACTACCCGTTGCGCTTGTCGTCGATGGTGATCGAGAGCTGAGGAGCGGCCGCGGCCTGGGTCTCCAGTGAGACCTCACCGACCACAGCGCCAAGGTCGCGGAGCAGTAGCTGAGCGGTGCCGAACTGGCGAGCCTTGATGGCGCCTTCGATACAACGGAGCCTCATTTGCTGGATTCGTGAAACCGTTTTGTCCTTTTCTTCCTGCCAGTCGGACTCATTCCACTCTTTGACAGTGGCATAATCACGCCAAGCGGTGCTTACGCTGATGCCTTCACGTGTCGCGTGTTCATAGACCAAAGCGCGAGCACTCTGGCCGCTCAGCTGCTTGAGGTACAACCTTCGCTGTCGCTCTTCAATCCAAGCGTCAGGGTTCCGCTTCCCATAAGGTCGGGCCTTCTTTACTTCCTGCCCTTCCGAATCGCTCACGGTTCCAGTCACTAACTGTTGTGAACCCATGCTAACCTTTGCGGCCGCAATCGTTCGCATTAAAAAGCCCCTCCATTGCGGGAGGAGCGAAGCGACGACCGCGCCGGGCCTCGTGATCGGTAGGGCTCCAGTCAATAGGCCGGCAAGACAAAAGCCACCGCACAAGCACCGACAGGCCGAAGCTCGAAGCCCTCGCCGTGATCAAAGCGCCTGCATCGCTGGCCAGTCAGCCCCAAGGCAGCCTTGGCCGCAGTGATGATCTGGCGGTCGGTGGCAGTCTCGGGCAGCTCGATTGTATCGCGGTTGCACCAGCTGTAGTTCGCCTCACCGCCGAACGTATCGGTTAGTTCTACATCCCAGCGCATCGCTCAGGCCTCCGCAGCGCGAGCTTGGATCGAGTGCACAGCACAAGCACCAGCCAGCCACAGCTTGGCCTCTTTAAGCGTGAGGCAGCTGTCGTGGCACCATGCTCCGGTTTGGCCTGGCACGGTTTGGCGGATAGCGTAACCGCTACCGCTGTGCTCGATCCAGACTTCGGCGCCGTAACGCTCGGAGAGTGCTTGCGCCAGCTGGTCAAGCTGTGCGCGTGTGGTTCGTGTCATGATGATCAGTTGATCGGTACTGTGAAACAATACAACCGCAAGCGGCGAGCCGTCAAGCGTTCCACTGGCAAGACATAGGGCAGTGCTCGATCACTCGCCAGCCGCGCCACTCTTCGCTAGTGCCATCGTGACGCTGAAACCGCCATTCACCTTTCCACTGGTAGACCCGCAAGCGGCGGCCAGGGATTAGCTCCAGTAGTGCGTTAAGTCGTGATTTCGTGGTGGCTGTGCGGTAGCCCTCGCCGTCGCTGATGTTGAGTGTCCCGGTGCTGGGTTGGTAGATACCGATCCGATTCCCGTGCAGCCGGATCACAGCTTGGCTGCTGCCAAAGGTCGGGCTGTTGTGGCTCCAATAGACCGCAGTGTTTCCACTGCGCCAATCCTTGCCAGTGCGCAGAGCGTGCAGCATCTGCTCTTCAATTTGTCGCATTGCTCCAATCGGAACGGGTTAACCCTCACACACTAAACGCACCACCGGCCAGCCGTCAACTGTTGCGCGTGGTGCTAGTGTGTAAGGGTTCGCCTAGCTTGGCACCATATGAACCACTCGCACAAGGACCACCGGGACCGGCAGCGGCTGGAAAAGATCCAGCTGAAAGAGCATTTCTTTAGGGCTGCTCGGGTTCCCATCCTGGAAGCTGAGGCCGAGGAGTTTTGGGAGCGGCTGCTCACCTTGAATGAGCGCCACGGCAAGTTCGGACCGTACCAGCTGTGGCACGAGTACATGCCCAAGTGGGACAAGTTCCAACTGCACCACGGGACGCCTTGCCCGGGATACCTGCGGCCTGATCACGCGCCACGGGTGACAGAGTTGCACCAGAAGGTCAAGGCAGCCCTAGACCGCGCTGCCGTTAGTCCCCACACCCTCACCACTGAGGCAGTGCTCCAGGCTGTCCATATGCAAGCCGGGACCGTCTGAGCTTTTCCACAGTTTCCACATTTCCACAACCACAAAACAAACGCGCAACCATGGCACACACATACCAAGCAGTCCCGTTCTCAGCCGTTGCAATAGGGCAAGAGTTCCTATGGGGTGGCTATTCAATCGAGCGGTGCAACTGGGGGCAGAAGCGCTCCAGTCGGACGGCTGATTATCGGCCAATGCTCTCCGGCAAGCTCTCAGATCACACCGACTGGGGGTATTGGAAACAAAGCGAGGTTGTCTATGTCAACCGCTAAAGCTCCAGTCGTTGCGGTCTTGAGCGGGTCCCTGGTGATCCGCCTGACCCAGAAGCAACTAGCCAGCCTGCTCCAGCAATGGCAGCAGGAAGGAAAGCCCGGCGATCAACTCACCTTTCGCCTGCTCCAGCCCTAAGCTCCAGCCCTGCCCTAACCGGCGGGGCTTCTTTGTGTCTTGTGAGTGAGACTCACGAGACTACCGTTTGGACTGCCCTTGCCTCCGCTTCTTAGCCCCAGCCACTCCCTCCCTTACGGTTCCGTCAGGTTCCTTGTCACCGAGCAAGACCGCCAGGCCATAGAGACCGATGAGGATGCCAGCGAGAATCAGCATTGCTCCAGCCATCGCTATGAATGGCGAATTTCTTACACAGTATGAATGGAGTTTTTAGGCTTGAATGGGAATTTCGAGGTTTTCGAAGTATTGAATGGACCGGGCGACGAAGGCATCCTCTGCTAGTGCCAGCTCATCCCTGTCCATGATGTGAACGTTGGGGGGACCACAGCGGCGGGCGAGGACTACAGCTGCTCCAGCTATGTCTAGGCCGGTCATATATTTAAGGCTAAGAGAATATGCGCCACATTGATGTAAATACCCGTGATTTTCAGGTAGGCGGTCGTTCTCGTCTGTTTTACGTTTAACGCTGGTTTTCCAGTCAACAACGTATAAACCGGAGCCTCTGTTTTTCAGTGATACCAGTGCATCACACGTTCCAGCCCATCCACCGGGGTGGTAACTGTTGAATTCACTGGCAAAGATTTCGGTTACATTTTCTCGGATGAATCCTGAAAGGCTTCTGGCGTAACCTGCTCCAGACCAGCCCACTGGGGGGAGGTTGGGGTGGACACGCTCCAGTGCCCACTTGGTGATGGGGGTGGGGATGCGGGCTAAGCCTTGGTCGTCCCAGTGAATGGCGTTGCGGCGATTGGCAGCATTTCGTGCCAGCTGCATTGCCGTTTTTAGGTAGTACTCCTGCTGGTTGTGCGCCATTGTGCCCCTTCGGGCTGCTACGTCTCGCTGCTGCGTTGCTTCCTGGGGTCCCAGCCTTTCCTGCCAGCGCTCCAGTGCTTTACGAGCCTGATCGTCTTGGGTAGCCTGCAATATCCTCGTCACACTGTGGTACACCTGGCCTTTGGAGTCCCGGTAAATCCTGCCGCCGGGGTCCGTTA